CAACGTTAAAACATTTGTAAAGAAAAAATAATGTCTATTAGAAAAACAACAAAAGGTCCGGGAGCTAATTACAGACCAACTAAGTCTGGAGCTGGTATGACTGCTAAAGGTGTAAAAGCTTATAGAGCAGCAAATCCTGGATCAAAATTAAAAACTGCAGTAACAGGGAAAGTTAAGAAAGGATCAAAGGCAGCTAAACGTAGAAAGTCATATTGTGCGAGATCACTCGGACAACTTAAACGATCTTCTGCTAAAACTAGAAATGATCCAAATTCTAGAATTAGACAAGCCAGAAGACGTTGGAAATGTTAGATAGATTAATATATAGATTTTGCGGTTTTTTAGATAATGCAGTTTCTTTTGTAGAAACTTATGTTATCAAAATGACAGAGTGGTGTTGGTATACAAGAGTAAAAATTTTAAAGAGGAGGAGAAAGAAATGAAAAAAGCAATACTCGAAGCACTAGAAGCAAGGTATCATGCACAAATATCTGAAGCTGATGCAACAATTAAAATATATTTAGAAAATTCTGTAGGTATTGGTGAGCATCCACAACATATTGATGAAGTGGATAAATTAATTACTAAAATTGCAGAAGCACAAGAAAAACTAAACGAACTACAAACATTTAAAATATGATTGATCCAATAACAATTGTTTACAAAATTCAACGAATGTTGAAAGAAGGAATCAACCAAATTCAAGAAACATATACATCTGGATCGGTTGACAATATGGAAAAATACAAGTATCTACTTGGTAAAGCACATGCTTTACAAATAATACAACAGGAAATCTCTAACCTGCTAGAAGAGAAGGAGCAAAAAAATGAGCAAGGAAACGTTATCGACTTCGGAAAACCCGAAGATAAAGATGGCTCTTGAAGAAAAATATAAAGAGCAAGAAAAAGAAGAAAAGTTAAAAAGAGTTGACGAAACAAACGTTGACAAAGTACTAGACAACTTACCAGAACCCTCTGGTTGGAGACTTTTAGTTTTACCTTTTACACCGAAAGAAAAAACTAAAGGTGGTTTAATATTTTCACAAGAATCTTTAGACAAAGCAAGGATCGCAACTAACTGCGGTTATGTTTTAAAAATAGGACCAGACGCATATAAGGATAAAGAAAAATTTCCTGAAGGCCCTTGGTGTAAGAAAAAAGATTGGGTGATTTTTGCAAGGTACGCTGGATCACGATTACCAATAGAAGGCGGAGAAGTCCGTATTCTTAACGACGACGAAGTTTTGGGTACCGTTGCTGACCCAGAATTTATGTTGCACTACATTTAATTTCATAGGAGGAAACTATGCCAATAGACAACGAAGAAAAAAAAGATATTCCTATGGTAGACATTGATACATCAGGACCTGATGTAGATATCGATGTGCCATCGGAAAAAGAAGAAGAAGTAAAAAAAGAAGAAGTAAAAGTTGAACAGGAAGAAACTGTTGAACAAGTAAAAGAAACATCTGCAGAAGGTGAAGAGAAAGATGAAGAATTAGAAAGTTATAGTAAGAAAGTCAAAAGAAGAATTGATAAGCTTACTGGAAAAATAAGAGAAGCTGAAAGACAAAAAGAAGAAGCTTTAATTTATGCACAATCAGTAAAAGCAACTTCAGATAGTCTTAAGAAAAAATACTCTCAGCTAGAAACAAATGGCCTAAAAGATAGAGAAGAAAAAATTCAATCTAATCTTAAAGCTACTTATGCAACATTAGCAGCCGCAAGAGAAGCTGGAGATTTGGAAGCTGAAGTTAATGCTCAAAAAGAAATTGCTAGACTTGGTTATGAAGAAGCAAGATTAGAAGAGCAGAAAGATAACACTTCTAAAGCTGAACTTATGGAAAGACCTGTAAATATTACACCATCTAGAAGAACTGAACAATCTAGAAGACCTGATCCAAAAGCACAGGATTGGGCTGAAAGAAACAGTTGGTTTGGTAAAGATAGTGCAATGACTTACACTGCTTTTGATATACACAAAAAATTAGTGGAAGAAGAAGATTTTAACCCTGAAAGTGATGAATATTACGCAGAGGTTGATAAAAGAATAAGACTTGAATTCCCTCACAAATTTGATACAAACGAGGAAAGGGAAACGACTAAACCTGTACGAACGGTAGCTTCGGCTAGACGTTCTGTCAAACCTGGTCGCAAAACTGTGTCTCTCACACCTTCACAGGTAGCAATTGCTAAAAAATTAGGTGTGCCACTGGAAGAATATGCGAAACAGTTAAAAATCACGAAGGAGGTATAGCATATGAAAAAAGAAGAAGATAAAAAAACCACCCGTGCAAGCCAGTCTAGATCTAAGGAAAAAAGACCTACGACTTGGGCTCCCCCATCATCTTTAGATGCACCCGCTGCGCCAAAGGGTTTCAAACATAGATGGCTAAGGACAGAAGTTTTAGGGTTTGATGACACTAAAAACATGTCTGGTAAATTAAGATCAGGTTACGAATTAGTGAGAGCTGATGAATACCCAGATGATATTTATCCCACTATGAAGGAAGGAAAATACGCAGGAGTAATCGGAGTTGGTGGCCTTGTGTTGGCAAGGATACCGGAAGAGATCGCACAATCTCGAACTGAGTACTTTAAAAAGCAAACTCAGGAGAGAAATGAAGCAATCGAGCACGATCTTATGAGGGAACAACATCCAAGTATGCCGATCAATAGTGATCGACAAACGCGTGTAACTTTTGGTGGTTCGAAGAAACGTTAATTTTTTAACAATTCCTACCCGCTAAATTAAAATAAACCGTGCTGGAGGTCCTTCGGGACAGGCACATAAAGGAGAAACAACTATGGCTAATAGCTCAACTACAGGCTTTGGTTTAAGAATGATCGAAAGATTAGGTAATACACCTTCAATCGGCGGTCAATCTGAATACTTAGTCGAGTCAGGTTTAGGAGTAGGTCTTTATAAAGGTAACCCTGTTTCACTGCAAGATGCAGGTGGATCAGAAGGCTTTTTACAAGATGCTAGTTTCGCAACTACAGACGACACAGGTAATGGTGGCGCTGCTTACGATAATGGGGCTGACTCATTATTAGTAGGTGTTTTCAACGGAATTTTTTTCGTTGATAGCTCAACAGCAAAACCAAGATTTGTAAATTCTGTAGACGCAGGAACAATCTTTGGAACTGACTATAACACTGGAAACAGTAATGGAACTGCATTCGTGAATGATGATCCAATTCAAGAATACATGATCAAAACAGACGCTGCATGTCCAACAAGTAACAACGGAAAAAGCTTCAACGTAACATCGTTTACAGCTACTGATAACAAAGACGGTCAATCGACTGTACTTTTAAATGTTAACGGTGGTTCAGCTACAACTAAAATGTGGAAAGTTGTCAGAGTCGGTCAAGACCCTGAAAACAAAGACATTTCAGCTGCTGGTGTAAACATGGTTGTTGTAGTTAATTCTGCAAGTAACTTGTACATTAACTAAGCTTAGGAATAGGAGATAAAATACTATGGCTATATCACGATCACAACTAGTTAAAGAACTAGAGCCAGGTCTGAATGCACTATTCGGCTTGGAATACAAAAACTACGAGAACGAACATGCTGAGATTTTCGATACTGAATCATCTGACAGAGCTTTTGAAGAAGAAGTTATGTTATCTGGTTTCGGTAATGCGCAAGTTAAAGCTGAAGGTCAAGGTGTATCATTTGATGATGCTCAAGAGACTTTCACTTCTCGTTATACGCACGAAACAATCGCTTTAGCGTTTTCAATTACTGAAGAAGCAATTGAAGATAACTTGTATGACAGACTTGCGTCTAGATATACAAAAGCATTAGCTAGATCTATGGCTAATACTAAACAAGTTAAAGCGGCTAACGTCCTAAACAATGGTTTCGATGGAAACTTTGCAGGTGGTGACGGAGTATCACTTTTCGGTAACAACAATGTGGGAGCGATTGTAAATCACCCTACATTAGCTGGAACGTTCTCTAACCAATTGCAAACTCCTGCTGACCTTAACGAAACATCATTAGAGCAATCTCTAATTGATATTTCTGCTTTCACTGATGAAAGAGGTCTAAAAATCGCTGCTAGAGGAATGAAAATGATCATTCACCCTAACCAGCAGTTTACAGCAGAGAGACTAATGGAATCAAAAGGTAGAACGGGAACAGCAGATAACGATATCAATGCAATCGTATCTAGAGGAATGGTACCTCAAGGTTATGTAATTAACCATTACTTAACTGATACAGATGCGTTCTATATCAAAACTGACGTGCCTAACGGTATGAAGATGTTTAACAGATCACCTATCAAAACTTCAATGGAAGGTGACTTTGATACTGGAAACGTTAGATACAAAGCAAGAGAAAGATACTCTTTTGGATTCTCAGATCCAAGAGGTATGTATGCTTCTGCAGGTAACTAATAGTTAAATTTTTGAGGGGCGTTAATCGCCCCTCATCGAACAGAAAATTCAAATGGGAATATACAAAGCTTTAAAAAAGAGAAGTGAAGATCCTAATTGGAGACCAAGAAATAAAGAAAGAATGTTACAAAGAATAGAAGAAGGTATTAAAAGAAATCAAAGTTTATTGGAAAATAATCCTAAACCTGCTAAAGTAGATTTGATAAACGAAAAAATAAGTTTTTTAACAGCTAAAAAAGAAGAAATATCAAACTACGAATAAATGAAAAAATTTAAAGTAAATATCTGGGCGTATAATCATCACGCTAAATTTACAGTAGAATCACAAGATTCCCCGACTGACCTTGAACAATCAATCCTTGACAAGCTAGGAGAAAATAGTATAGTTTGGGAAAATCTTGGAGTTAGTTATGACGACAAGATAAATAGAATAACTTATGAGGAAGTTATAAATGATACAAGACCTATACAAAGCAAAAAGGTCCTTGGAGTTGAAGTGGGAACAGGAGCATCTGGACAATAACAGATACACTCTTGAGATGGTTAGAATTGACGACAAAGTCAAAGAAATCATCACAAAGATTAAGCTAGAAGAAGCTCAAATCGCCCACAGACAGAACACGATTGAAGGTTCTGCTCCAGAAGTTTCCGTGGCTTCTTAAGATAAAAGCTACATCGTTGGAAAAATCCACTCCACACTACGGGATCTCTTGCACTCTACCTAAAACTGTTGTATAAAAATCACACTATATATTTTTTAAAAAAATACAGACGCATATAGTCGACGGCCTAAAGACTGTATTTATTAATTAGGAGGATAAAATTATGGCAAGAACTACATTTTCAGGACCAATCGTAGCTGGTAAAGAAGAAACAACTACATCAAAAGGTTCTGACGGAGAAATTAAATTACTTAATAAAACTAATGGAAAATTAGTTTCTTTAAAAGCATCAACAGCAGCTGCTGCTGACGTAACTTTTACATTACCTGCTGCAGACGGTACTTCAGGTCAAGCAATCGTTACTAACGGAGCAGGAGTTTTAAGTTTTGGTGATGTTGACCCTGCTACTGCAATTGTAAATTTAACATCTGCAGCGGCGATTGATGTTGATTTTTCAACAGGAAGTAACTTTGCAGTTACATTAGATACAAACGCAACTTTTTCATTTTCTAACTTTCCAGCAGGTGCGAGTTTAGCTATCACTATTACTCAAGATGGAACAGGTGGACGTACAGGTACTTTTACAGGTGTTAAATTCCCTGGTGGGTTTCCAGCGCTATCATTAGGAGCGAATGACATTGATGTTGTAACTGTTTATAATGATGGAACTAGTTTATTAGCAAATATTGGTAAAGATTATCAGTAATCTTAAACAATAATTAACTAATAAATTAAGGAGAATAAAATTATGTCAACAAAAAAACTACAATTTGGATTAGCGGCAGCAGGAAACATTTGGACACCACAAAATGATTCAGCTGAATTAAGAGGTTGGTGGAGACCTGATATTGCATCTACAATTATACAAAGTGGTCAAAATGTTACTACATGGAACAATCTTATCGATAATACTATTTGGTCTATGCAATCAGATGGTGGAGTTAATACTCCAGAGACTGGTACTACTACTGTAAATGGAATACCTGTTTTAAAGTTTGATAATCCGGAAAGATTAGTATGTGATAAAGGTACAACTCCGGGAAATAATGGTAATTTTACTTTTATAGCATTATTCGACTCACCTTCTGTTAATCAATCTGATGACTCTATTTTTACAATAGAAGATAATAGTGGAAATAGAATTGGAGTAGCAGCTAATAACTCATCTTCTTTTATGGGAGCAACTAAAGTAGGTAATAATCTTTCTGGTACTCAATTTGAATTTACTGGAGGACCTTACACAGGTACTAATATTTGTGTTCTCGACATGGATTTTATAACTGGTTCAATTAGAGTTAGAATGAATGGTACTGAAGTAGGAGTAAACAGTAACTATACTAGTAGAATTGGTAATAAAATACTTTGTAAATTTATGTGTAATTCTAATGGAAATAGACAATTAGCAGGTAACTTTGGAGATTTTATTATAGCTAAATTTGACCAAGGGTATAACGGTACAAACGACACTCCTGGAAGTTCACCTTTTATTCAACAAGCAGAAGGTTATTTAGCGTGGAGATATGGTATGGAATCTAAACTAGCTTTTAATCACCCATACAGAGATGCACCACCTAGAGATGGTGAACCAATAGCACCTACGCTATTTGATCCACCGCCGACTTCATCTAACAGTTCGATAACTACTGATCAACAAAATGCTTATACATTTAGTGCAAGTGATTTTCCTTATAGTGATTTTGCCGACCAACCTATGGCTCATGTTTCTATTGAAAAATTACCTGACGGAAACTTTCCTCCGTCAACATTGGAACTAAATGGTGTAGCCGTAACTGCAGGTCAAAACATAGACACGGCTGATATTTCTAATTTAGTATTTACACCGACAGCTGCACAAGGTGGTGCACCTTATGATACTTTTAATTTTTCAGTTAATGATGGAAATCAAGACAGTACTCTTTATACAATGTCACTTAACGTAAACTCAGCACCACCGGTTTAAAATTAATTAAAGGAGAAAAAATATGTCAGGAAGCGCAACATCAGATCAAACAACCTTAACCTTCGATACAGTCGGAGCAGATACTTTAGGTAAAACAGGTAGAGCTAGAATTACTTCTATTCAAGGAAAAGGAATAGCAAACTCTACAATAGTTTTTTACAATTCTGCAGATGCAGCAGTACCGGGAGCAGCTATAGCTACTTATAACT